ATAATTGAAGAACGCCCACAACCAACTAAACAGGAACAACGCAAGTATTGTGTAAATAAGGAGTGAGGACTTGGAAGTTGATTGCATAACCAGCGAGAATATCAGTTTTTGAATCGTAGAAAGGAGATGCATTGCCGTTGATCACAATCTCAAAATCCTCATCGTTTTGGGTGTTGTCCTCAATCAACGCAAAGATGTCGGTCATAATCTGTGCAGTATCCGAAAGAACCTCAATCGTGTTTGATTCGCTTTCAAATACACGATCCATCACAAGCAATGCAAAGTTGTATGTCATCAAGTTCCCAGTTGACTGCAAATTGAAGCCATCTGGATACAACCAAACCAACGGATAGTACTCAACATTCTCAACCGTCATATTTGACTGCTGACCAACGCCAAACTTGTGAACCATTTTATGGCTTTCGGCTGCCGTTTGAATCTTTGCTATTATTTGGTTTAGTGTCATTCTTGAGAAATTTGAGAAGTTTGGCTTCGTTGTTTTTTTGCCACTTATTTGTCCTCGTTGGGGAAGTCATAGTTCCAAAAGCAATCTTGAGATGTTGGAAGATAAATACCACCGACAAAAGCGGTGTTCTTTGGTCGGATCGTATCAAATGTACTGCCGGGATTCAAGAACAAAGGATAATCATTCGTGTATGTGCGGAGATAATCCCTCAATCTGTTGGCATAGTATTCCGCTTTGTCACGATAACGACCTTCAATCATTGTCATTTCCTCAACTGATACCGCCCTTGCATTGTCACTCTCACGAGATGCAACCGATTTGTTCATCAATTTGAATGTCATTGGAAGCATTGCTTCAGTCAAGGTATAATACTTCAAACAAGGTGCGATGTACGAATCCAAAAGGGTAGTATTCAACTGGGTTAATGTTCCAGCGAATGCCTGTACTTGCAACTCATTGTAAATGCCTGAACCAATCACATCACGGATGTAGATTTCTTGAGCTTCTTTGATTGCTGATTTCAACAATTTATCGTCAACATTCTCATTCAAAGGCGTGTTCGACTTCAAAAAACTGGTTGATATGAAATATACAAAATTGGTCATCGTTTGATTCTCCTTAATAATTGTTGTTGCCAAATGTGACGGCATTGTGGGGTGTTCACATCCAATGTGGGGTTATGATACCAACCACCTCTTCTCTTCCATACATCGTATCCCAATTGAGTTGACATCGCATTGATATCCTCCCTTGAATATACACGATTGCTTCCATCAATTTGACGGCAGAAATCTCTTGAACCTGGAATGATCATTGGTCCATCAATACCAGCAGCCAATCCGTATTTGTAACGAACCACAATTTCTGTTTGCAATCTCTTGACTTCTTCAACTCCTTTCGGTGTTGTTTCAAGACCATCCTCGTATGATTTGATCAACTCCGCTTTGGCAAGTTTAGCAATGGCATCAGCGACAACCTTCGCATCAAGTTTGGTGATGTTCACGATGTCTCCAACTTGAAGACCTTTGTTCTCTTTCAACACATTCAAGATGGCAGTTTCAACAGCATCAACAAATTCAAACTTATAGGCTTCAAAATTGTCTGCACTCTCTCCGTATTGTTGAAATACCTTGATGTCTCTTTCATCATCCCAGCCAAAGGGATTTTGTTTTGATAGGGCAACATTCAAAGGTTCTTCAATCTCATCAAATCCCAACTCTTTTCTTGCTTCGTTTCTGTCAATGATTCCAGCGGTAAACAAAGCCTGATAATCCAAACCGATTGGTGGTTTGTTGATGGTTTCTAAACGAACTGATGCGATAGGTTCAAGCAAGTAAGCAAAGGTGTCATCAATCTTTTGTTGACGGGGTTCAATGTATGCGTGATGGAACATCTCATAGGCTTCAATCAACTCACTACGACCACCCAATTGACCTTCTACACGAACTCCAAACAACATTGGAGAGTTGACCTTATGTGCGACAAATATCTCTTGTTGTACGGTCTTATTTAACAAGTCAAATTGCTTGTCAAAATCCGAAGGTTGAAGGTTGTTGATGACTGATTCCTTCTCCGTTGGATCGTTGTATTGGATAATTAACCCACCGGCATTGTCCGTGCCTTGATAATTCTCTTTGAATCTCCTTGCAGTTGCACGAGCTTCTTCAGGTGTGGGGATTCCTTTGAATAACTGGATGTGAGTTTGTGCCGTGAATCCATTCTTGATGCTATTCAAATAGTAATTTGAAATCTCGGTGTCAACTTCAATGTATTTCAACGCACCTACATAATCAGGCAAAGGATATTCGCCTTGTCCGGGACGGTAAAATTGGCAATAATATATTTGTTTGGATTCCCTTGTGATTGGGTTGTATGGTTGATAATGGATTTTCTCCGCTTTGCTATCTGTCCAGTCAGCACAATACACAAAATCACCTTCAAGACCTTTGCGAATGTCTTTGAATGGAATGTGATAGAATTCCGAAGGTGCGGTCTTTGCCTTGTTCCAAATCACCTCAACTGCAAACCCATTGAACAACTCGGCATCGTATGCAACTTTTGCTTTGAGTTCTTCGTAGGTTTCGTAGGCGTTTATATTTTTGAGTTTGGCTTCGGCTTTTGCAATCTCCTCCGTACTTGAACCAAATACCTCCGTACCTATTCCAGCAACATATGATGCTTTTGCAGAAACGATGGCATTGTGCTTGGGTGATTTATTAAATAACTCAATTAGGAAATCAGGATAGAGATTGTCAGCACCAAAAGTCACGAATCCTTTCGCTTTGTTCTCTTTGAAAACAGGGAGCTTGTTGTCGTGAAAGTTTAATCTTTGGAATATCATCTCTATCAAATAGCAATCAATCTTTTTTGTTTGAGAACTTGTCAATAGATGTGAATCCAAGACAAGCAATCACGATGAATTCCACCGCAGTCACCAACTCTGGAGAAGGTACGATATCAGCAGGGCTGAGAGAATTATGAGCCATTGTAGCAAACAAAACAAAAGCACCGATAATGCCCACGAATCGTTTTGATGACATCTCTCCTTTGTCACCCGTGAAAATTTCCATTAATTTTTTCATAAATCTTTGCTTTCTAATAGTGTGTAAGTGAATGAATTTCCGTGCAATGTGGCAGCCTTCTTGACTAACGCCATAAACTCATCGAAATCTGCTGACTTTTTGAACACCTGACAACCCTCACTCCAATTCTCAACATAGGTTGAATCTGCACCAGCCTTGTGGATGTTGATTCCGTAGATGCCTTCGGTGATTAACTTGGTGTCGTAGGTCATATCCTTGTTTGCATCTCTGTAAACCTTCACGGGTTTGGCTTGTTTTAAGGCTTCGTATTTACCTTGATGCAAACCGATGGCGTGACTGCCACGATATTGTCCGGGAACTAAACGAGCAACGCCTTGAGCATTGTGAAATTCCTTCACTCCCTTTGTGCCGGGATCAGTTGTCGCAGCCCATTTCTTAAAATGCCACACATCTCCGATTTTGTAACTGACGGTTAACAAGTCATCAAAGACATTTGTCACCTTGCTTACAGTATCCGAATTGCGAATGCCAATGATGTTCAAGTTGTAATCACCTGATTCAAAGAACTTGTAGTTCTTCACCTTCATTGCTTGTTTGATTTTGTCTATCATTTGCCTTGTCCTTTATATGGTTTGGAACTCTTGTGTTTGTTCTTGTGCTTGGTATGTCTTCCAAGTTTGTTTTTGGGTTTAGAGCGGAATGATGTGATGTTTACTTTTGCTCCCATAAGTACATTCTAAAATAGTCAAACTCTTCCTTTCCACCTTCGGAGAGATAGTTCAAATACGCATCATAGATCTTCCCTTTGAACTCAATTGGTGTGGTTGTGGTATCTAATCCAGCACCTACCATCTTCACGGCATACACCTCCATTTGGTTTTGAACAACTTGCATCTGTTGAACCACGGATTCGGCTTTCTTTTCAGCATTCACCACGGCTTCTTTCAATTGCTCTTTCTCAACCACTTTTGCTTCCACCAATTTCTCACTCACCTCGTGTGCTTGTTTAGTGGCTTGTCCAACGGCTTGTGTGTTTTGCTGAATCTTCTTCAACAACGCATCAATGTCACTAACTGGCTTGGGTTCAGTTGCCCAAGATTCGGTGAACAAATAACCACCGATGAAAGCGAATGCAAAAATGAT